TCACTGACTACACTGACGAAGAAGGTGTCCTCCATACAGCCGCTGAGCAGGAAGCTGCTTATAAAGCTCAGAAGGATACTGACCAAGCCAAAGCAGTCCGTGAAGATCGTAACAAGCGTCTTTCAGAGTCTGATTGGACTCAAGTGTTAGACGCTCCTGTGGATCAGACAGCTTGGGCAGCATATCGACAAGCCCTACGGGATGTTACTGCTCAGGAAGGCTTCCCGTGGGCTATTGAGTGGCCGGTTAAACCTTAATAGGAGAATAATCATGGCAACTAAGAAGAAGACCAAGACCAGCAAGCCTGCGACCAAGGAAGAGAAAGTAATGAAAGAGTACAAAGAAGGTACTCTTCATAGCGGCAAAGGTGGTCCTGTTGTTACAGATCGTAAGCAAGCTATCGCTATTGCCCTCTCTGAGGCAGGACGCTCCGCTGGCAAAGCTAAGAAAAAACCCAGCAAGCCTGCGAATAAGAAAAAGATGTAAAAACACTTGACAAATATCGTCAGATGTGATACAATATTGGTATAAGTAAGGAATTATAAGGATGGCTACAACCTATCTACAACTTGTTAATAACGTCCTTGTACGTTTACGTGAGAATGAAGTATCGTCGGTAAGTGATACCCCTTATAGTTCCTTAATCGGTGTGCTGGTTAATGACGCTAAGAGGGAAGTTGAGAATGCTACTATGTGGCAAATTAACAACACTACTATCGTCATTCCTACCGTAGCAGGCCAGCGTAACTATACACTGACAGGCTCTGGTCAACGCTTCCGTGTCCACCAAGTCTTAAATGACTCTGAGGACATTGAGGTACGTCAAGCTCCTGCTAATTGGATCGACAAACAATATTACTTAGGGACAGTTCAAGATGCCGCTCCTTGCTACTATAACTTTAATGGAGTTGATGCTTCAGGAGACACTAAAGTTGATGTCTGGCCTCGCCCTGATGGAGTTTATAGCTTACGCTTCGACATGAACATCCCGCAAGCTGATTTGTCGGCTAACAGCGACATTATCAATGTTCCTGCTCATTTGGTACAGCTTCTCGCATACACTAAAGCAGTTGCTGAGCGTGGTGAAGATGGTGGTATCGCCTTCAATGAAATTTATCAACAATATCGCCTTGCCTTAGCTGATGAGATCGCTATTGAGCGTAATCGCTATGGTGAAGATGTTGTCTGGGAAGGTGTCTAAGCTATGGTTGCTAAGCTCTTAACAACATCCATCTCAGCTCCTGGCTTCATGGGCCTCAACACCCAAGATAGCTCTGTGACGCTTGAGAATGGATTTGCTACTGTTGCTAACAACTGTGTGATTGATAAGTTTGGTCGTATTGGTGCTCGTAAGGGCTGGGTTCCTTCTCATGATAGCCTTGCTGCTCTCGGAACAGCTAATGTCAAGAGTATCTGGGAACTCATCGACACCTCTGGTAATTCCTACATCGTAGCAGCAGGTAACAATAAGTTATTCAAGCTCTCCGGCTCAGGCATCTCTGAGTTGACCTACGGCGGTGGCGGGACTGCTCCGACAATCACAGATAGCAACTGGCAGATGGCTCCTTTGAATGGCTGTCTGTATATGTATCAATCCGGCCATGATCCCTTAGTGTTTGATCCTGCTGTAAGTACTACTACTTATAAGCGTATCTCGGAGAAGACAGGCTATGTGGGCACAGTATCTAATAATAATTGTGTTATCAGTGCTTATGGTCGTACATGGAGTGCTAACAATACTTCGGTAAAAAGCACGGTACAATTCTCTGACCTCTTAGCTGGACATGTCCTAAGTACAGGCACAGCAGGTACTCTTGATGTATCTCAAGTATGGCCTGATGGTGCAGATGAGATCGTAGCCTTAGCTGCTCACAACGGCTTCCTGATGATCTTTGGTCGTAGACAGATTCTGATCTACGCTGGTGCTACAGATCCTAATGCACTAAAGCTCTCAGACGCTATCACAGGTGTAGGCTGCTTAGCTCGTGATTCTGTTGTCGTAACTGGTGGAGATGTTCTCTTCCTGTCCGATAGTGGTGTACGTTCTATCATGCGTACTATCCAAGAGAAGTCTGCTCCTATGCGAGACATCAGCGCCAATGTGCGTGATGACTTGGTAGCAGAAGCTATCCTGGAAGACCCCGATGAAGTCAAGGCTGTCTATTCCGACAAAGAGGCCTTCTATCTCTTGTCTTTCCCTGCTCGTCAGATTGTGTACTGTTTTGATATGCGTACAACGCTTCAGAATGGTGCTAATCGAGTCACTACATGGGATGGTTTAGTTCCTACAGCATTCTGCTACACACGAGCTAAAGACTTATACATGGGCAAAGCAGGCTACATTGCCAAGTACGATAGCTATAAAGACAATACCGATACTTACCGCATGAAGTATTACACTAACTACTTTGATTTTGGTCAAGCTACTGTGACTAAGATCATGAAGAAGGTAGGCGTAACAGTCGTTGGTGGTGGTGGCTATGGCGTGGTGTTGAAGTTTGGCTTTGACTACTCTGACATTCTCAATAGTCGTCAGTTTGCTTTGTCTAACGCTACTGTGGCTGAATATAACATCGCTGAGTATGCTCTTGCAGAATATGGCGGTACAGTCTTCGACAATAAGATTATTAATATTGGTGGCACAGGTAAGGTTATTCAGCTTGGTTTCGAGACTGACATTAACGCTAAACCTCTGAGCATCCAGAAACTAGATGTGTATGTTAAAACAGGAAAGACACGATGAGTAACTATACCAAATCTACCAACTTTGCAGTCAAGGATGGTCTGGTAACAGGTAATCCTGCAAAGATCATTAAAGGCACTGAGATCAACACTGAGTTCGATAACATTGCTTCCGCTATCTCTTCTAAGGCTGATGCTAACAATGCTGCTTTAACAGGCACTGCTACAGCCGTTAACCTGACAGTTTCTGGAACATTTACCGCTACCGTGGACGGAGGCACATACTAATATGGCTATTGACTGGACTTCTCTTATTGGCCCTGGCATGAATCTTTTAGGTTCTGCCTATGGTGCTAACCAAGCTGCTAATACAGCTACACAACAAGCCCAGATGACTCAGTTCCGTCCTGTGGGTGTTACTACTCGCTTCGGTAAGTCAGGTTTTAACTATGATCCTACCACAGGTCAACTGATCGGTGCAGGCTACCAAGTTGCTCCTGATGTTGCAGCTATGCGTGAGGGGTTACTCGGCATGGCAGGAACTGGTTTAGGTCAGGCACAAGAGATTCAAGCTTTCCAGCCCCAAATCAACCAAGCTGCTCAAGGCTTGTTTAACCTTGGTCAGAGCTACATTGCTCAGAACCCTGCTGAAGTTGCTCAGAATTGGATGGCTCAGCAGCAAGCTCTGTTGGCTCCTGGTCGTGAGCAAGAATCTGCTCAGTTGGCTAATAAAGAGTTCCAACGTGGTACTATGGGCTTAGCCACAGGAGCTACTTCTGCTGGCTACACTCCTGGCGGTGCTGGCTTAGCTGCTACGAATCCTCGCTTTGCTGAGTTAGCTAATGCCCGTGCCTTGGCTGATGCGACAATGGCTGCTAATGCTCAGAAGTTTGGTCAACAGAATGTTACCTTCGGTTCTGGTCTACTCACTGGCGGTATTGATCTGTCTAAAGGTGGTTTTGGTCTTCAGACACAAGCCCTGTCTCCGTATACTCAGTATATGCAAGGAGCTGGAAACATTGAAGACGCTGCTCTCAACGCACTTAAAACAGGTCAATCGTTGGGTTCTGCTGCTGCCGGTAACGCTGCTCAAGCTGCTCAAGCCTACGCAGGCGGTCAGAGCGCTCAGTCTCAAGCTGCTATGAAGGCTATTCAAGGCTTAACTGACCCGATCAGCCAGCTTATCAAAGGTTTGTCTTCTACGTCTAGTCCTTATAACTCGGCCTATGACTTTAGTAAAGAATCTTGGTATTAATCAAATAAGGAGTTAAAATGGCTGAATTAGGTTTATTTGCCGATCCTCAACAACTTCGTGAAGCCATGCTCATGCAGCAGGCTAAGATGACTCCCCAAGAGACTATCAACTATATGGCTCTTAAAGGCGGTCAAGGCCTCGGAGAAGCTATTGGCGGTATGTTCGGTGTTAACGTACAAGACCCTGCTGTGGCCCGTGCTACTAAGCTTCGTGAGCTTGGTGCTAAGTATGGCACAACTACTGCTGAAGCATTAGACAAGATTGCCACTGATCTGCAACAGACTGATCCTCAGATGGCTATGCAAGTGGCTCAGAAGGCTAACGATCTTCGTATGTCTTCTGCTAAACTTAATGCTGAGCAAGCTTTAGCACAGCAACGCTTGCGTGAGAAGGCTGCTGCTGATCCGTTTGAGAAGCTTTTAGGCACAGGTAAGTACACCACTGAAAGCCTTGCCAAGTACAAAGAATCTGGCAATGTTGCTGATCTGGTGCTCAATGAGAAGTCTCAAGCCTTTGGTGCAGATGCTGAGCGAATGTCCAAGGCAATGTTTGGTACTTCTTACGACAAACTGACTCCTCAACAAGCAGATGCTGTTAATAAGGCTATGTTGCAGCAAGATCTTCTGGTTAAGTCCACAGGCGCTCCTAAGATCTCTGTGTCTACTCAGCAAGAGACAGCTTTTGCTAAGCAGCGTGGTGAATTACAAGCTAAATCGTTGGCAGATGCTGAAACACAAGCTAAAGCTTCCGCTAATGCTGTTAACCGATTAGCAAACATGGAACAGCTTAACAAAGGCCCGATGCTTACAGGCCCTCTGGCTGGCACAGCTATTGGTGCGGGCCAGTTCTTGTCTTCTCTGGGTTTACTCAGTCCTGATTCTGCTAAAACACTGTCCTCGTCTGAAATCTACGACAAGATGGCTAAAGACTTGGTTATGCAGGACTTGGGCGGTAAGCTTGGTGCTCAGATCTCTAACGCTGATCGTGACTTCATTGAAGCGCGTATTCCACAGCTTCGTAACAGCCAGCAAGCTCGTACAGAACTTATTGCTAAGCTCAAAGAGATTCATAAAAAGAATATTGATTACTATCAGCGTATGTCTAAATATGCTAATGAGAAAGGTAATCTTAACGACTTTGACTTTGCCTCGGGTGCTCCTGAGACTCCTAAGGCTGGCGCTGTCGGTACTAAAGAAAACCCGATTAAATTACAGTAAGGAACTGAAATGCCTGTATATGAATATCAAGGACAACATTACGAACTTCCTGAAGGCTTGTCCAACGAGCAGGCTCTTGCTAAGATTAAGGGTTATTTAGGTGAGACTACTCCGGCTGCTGCTGCTGCAACTCCTACGGCACCGGAGCAGGCTCCTTCTAAGGGTTCTGAATTAGGTCGTCAACTTGGCCTTACAGCCCGTGCAGGCATCTCTGGTCTTTCTGCTGTGCCTAATGCTATGGCTGACTTCCTCTCCGGAGCAGCTAACTTAGGCCTTATGGCAGTAGGCTCGGAGCAGCGAGTTCCTTATCTGTCTCAACTTCAACAACAGGCTTTAGAGCAGACTTTCCCTACTCCTAAGCCTGGACTTGAGCAGAAGGTTCAGACAGCCGCTGAAGCTGTTGCAGGTATGATGACTCCTGGCTTAAAAGCCCCTATGGCTCAGCAGGCTGGAGGACAGACAGCTAAAGAGATTGGTCGTAGAGCTGGCACAGAAGCTGCTGCTGTGGCTACAGGCGCTGTTGCAGGCGAAGAGGCTGCTAAGCAAGCCACAGAAGTTACAGGATCTCCCTGGGCTGGACTAGCCGCTGGTTTAGCTACTGGTACGATTGCAGGTAGTGCCACAGGTAAGGGACTATTCGCTCTTACAGGCCCTCGTAAAGAAGCTGTCACTATTGACCAGATCCGTGCCCGTGCCTCTAAAGGCTATCAGGCTATGGATGATGCTGGTGTAGCTCTTAAAACTACTGGAATCAAAGATAAGCTTATTCCTGGCATTAATAACGAACTTAAAGCTAATAACTACGATCCTGAGATTGTCGCTGCTCATAAAGACATTCAAGACAATCTGAAATTGCTAGACAAAGTAACTTCTAGCCCTTATGTGGATTTTGGTCGACTAGAGAAGGTTCGTAGCGCCTTTAGTGACATTGCCAAAGGTACTGACGACAAAGCCAGATTGGCTAAAGTTGTTACCAAAGAAATTGACTCTTATTTGAGCAATATCAAAGGCACTGATACTTTATCCTTATCTGGTACATCGGCTACTAAGGCTATGGAAGCTCTTACGCAGGCTCGTGCAGATTGGCGTAACCAAGCCCGTGCTCAGGTAATTCAAGACCTTTTAGACTCTTCTACGGCCCGTATCGAAGGCTCGACAGGAGCCACTGGCGACATTGTTAAGCGTAATCTGGTTAACTTGACAGCCAATCCTGAGAAGATGAAGATGTTCTCCACAAGAGAGCAGAATATCATCAAGGCTGCTGCTAAGGCTACCGACATGGAAACCCTCTTGTCGCTGATGTCTAAGTTTAACCCCGAGCGTGGTGCTTTACAAGCTGTGATTGCCGGGAGTGCTCTTACACGAGCAGATACATTAAGTGGTCAGTTGGGCTTAGGCGCTGCCGGAGCAGGTTACTTATCTGACAAGGCTCTTACATCTCTGCGTAAAAAAGAGATTGAGAATCTGATTAGCCAGATCGCTTCTGGCAATTTACAAGCCCCCAAGGAAGGCTTTGCTGTTCCTGGTTTATTCGGCGCTACTATGGGAACAACGAAGTAAGGAGTTATGAGGATGTCTACAACACAGCAAACAGTCGAAACAGCATCAAGTATGGCTACTAAAGCTGCTGCCCCTGTTACTGTCTCTTTAGCAA